GCGTCCTCCCAGCTACTTGCCCCGGTCTCCCCTTCCAGGGAATCCATCGATTGAGACGTAGCATCCGCCCTTATCAAGGCATGTTCGTACAGCGTCATCATGGAGTTGTATTTGGTTATACCCTCAGTCAAGCGCAAAGACATCTCGGCGGCAAGCCTGAATGCCAGGGCACTCACAAATGATGGAGAATATTTTGAGGGATCAATAATTCGCCGTATGTACTCTGCATACAGGGGGTAATCGTCGGAATCCTCGTAATCGATCGACATAACCAGTAAACTGCTGCACTTGAACAATGTAACGTTGTCCACGGACCCTATTGCCCCGTACGCTGATGGGGTGATCACGAGTCCGGTTGCGTCCGCAGGCGTTATATGCTGCAGCATCCCAACTCCATCCACCCCTATCGGAGACCCGGCTACTCCCCCCAATGACGGGATGAAGTTCTCCCCGCTTATACCGGACATGTCAATGGATAGCAGGTATGTCTCTTCGGCCACCGGAATGGACACCATGTCGCCAGCAGCCTGGGATAACGTACTGACTCCGCCCGGTGATTTGGTCACTTTATTGCTCCCGTACGCCCATTGAGCACCCAGAGTCCAACCTGTCGCACTCCCGGAGAACGAACCATTACTGATCAGGTCTAATCCAGAAGGCATCAATATGGAGTGAACGATGTGTGGATAAGCATCCCCCTTTCTAGTATTGGGATATATGGAGGGCAAACCTATCTTATTCGGGATAAACTTTAGGAATCCATCCGGTAAACTGTATACGAAATTGAAATCATACGACGGGTCTGCGTCTATTCTGATCAGGCGGGAGCGGGTCTTGGCAAAGTGCCAGGGCCTCGCCTCCAGCACCTCATCTCTTATATACTCCCATGCATCAGTAGCCGTAATTCTCTGTTCTGTGTCCTCGGTAATTACCTCAACACGGGCGTCTCCAATCTTAGCCAATGCCAAATTTATGATCCCAAGCTTGCTATAACTCACGCTACACCCTCATTAACGTGGACTGTAAAATTGGGGCCTGAAGATGAGGAGGGAATCTTTCAGACCCCACCCCTCATCTCATTCCGGCTACTTAGCCTTATCGGACTTCAGGGGTCTCTTCCGGGGGAACACCCGGTCCTCATCGCTCAAATCCATGCCCGAACCGTCATCTATGGAAGTTATCACTTCGCCTTTATCTATGGAAGTTATCGCTTCACCTTTATCTACGGAGGTTATCACACGGGCATCCCCTGTCGGGGGCAATGGCTCAATCGGGGGCGGGGGCAATGGCTCAATCAGCTCAAAGTGCCTTATCCTGCCATCTTTGTCCCTGGGCCATTCCCCATCTTCGAACATTGCCGTCTGTCCAATCTCCCATAGTTTTCCCCGGAAGAAGCATGGCCTGATGCATTGATATGATTTCATACTAATCCTCCTTAATGGTTAGAAGGGGGATTGCCCCTCCCCCTTCGATTACCCTTATTGTTTCACCGTCAGGTACGCATCGATGGTCCCAGCGTTGTGTGTCCCAACCACCGTATATACGACCTTCAAATATCTGCTCACGCTCTTTGGGAGCGGGAGGAAAAATTCAAATCCCTTGACCAATGCGGCCTCAAGGAATGCCATGGATCTGCATAGAATAGCATCCGCCGATGATGGTCCATGGTACACCTCAAATGTCATACTGGTGGCATTGGCGAACGGAGTCTTCACCACGAACACAACTCCAATTTCTGCCCCTTTACCAAGGTTGGGATCAACCACATTGGTATCAAGTACGTTCGTAGAATCAGCGGTGGCCGTGATAGCCTGGTCCTTGCTAAAAACAAGTGCATTGTCAAGTAACATTGTCCTACCTCCTTGTTACGAAATTTTTAATACTACGCCTCCCACTGCGGGGAGGCGGTTGATTATGAAATGGCGGTCTCGGTGTCCACGATGGCGTCGCATATTCTAACCGGGATTCCATTGAGGTCCAACACCTGTTGTCCCAGCAATCCCTCCCTGGACACGTAATGGACGTTGTTTTTATCTTTGAATCGCTTCCACATCTGAGACATGATGGTGAGATTGACGTAAATTTTGATCGCCGCCTTGTTCTTGCCCCTGCTGGGGGTTCGAAGAATAGCGTCGATGATCCTGTCCTCGTCGAAGATGTTGGCAGTGCCAGAAGTCTCGATGTTGGCGACCCTCTGTACTCTACGATCGTCGCTCACGAAAATCCCGCATCTCCAGATGAAGTGGGAGCGGAGCACCTCATACTTGTATCCTGTTGGCAATTCCTTGGTCACTTTACCAAGGTCCTCGAACTCTATCCCCGCCTTGGTATTGCGGGGAAATAGTAATGTGCATTCATCAGGGTCCCACTCAATGACCCAGATGCTGGTTGTGTCGGAACCGCTGCCCCCGTTCAACTGAACGTTGTAAGGTTGCGTGATGTCCCCGTTGGGGCGGGTTGTGGAAAGGTTAAATCTGTTTGCGAATCCCTTGAATGATGCGGGGTCGGTCCCCAGGTCCCCGTAGAACACGGTCGCCGCAATCTTCTGTCCCATCCCCTCGATGTGCTTGGCGTCCTTTCGCTGTCTCCACTGTTCCTTCTTGGCCTGGAGTCTGTATTCCTCATAATCCACCTCAGCGTAATCCTCGGCGATGGCCAGGGACTCGATGATCGGACGGCTCTTGGCGGTTGAAGAAGGGACTCCGGTATTGAACGTGCGGAATCCGGGAGAGGGGAGTGATGCATCCTGCGCACCCTTGTGGCTGAACTGCTGATTGGCTTCCTGATACGGGGCGTCCTGCAGAATGTCGTTAGTTCGTGCCAGTGTATTGGCAATAAAGAGTAATTCCTTATCCGCATACTCGTTGGCGATGTCCACCATTGTGTAATAGGTGGAAAGTTCTATTTCTCCCATATGATGTTACCTCCTTTTTAGCATTCATCGCCCCGTACAACGACGAGTGCGATGTTAATCCCTGGGGGACTTGCTGTAGATCAGTCCGGGCTTGCTATCTCCCTTTCCTCCCTTGAGCCCCGGAGGGCTTGTATCCTCCCCCATCAATTTCCCGGCCTTCATGACGAACTTCAATAAGGTCGCCGTATTGACCGGGGTAGTATCGGTGAAGTCCACCTCCATTACCTTCTTGAAGAACCTCTTCCCCATCTCCACATTGGCGTCGTACTTATCGCCCATCCCGGCCTTCATCGCTGCCATCTCGTCCTTGAGGGCGTCCTGCTCCTGCTTCATTATGGCCGCATTATAGGCCACCGAGAATCGGTTCCACTCGGTCCCCATCAAGGTCGCCTGCTCCTTGCTCAAATGAGCTTTGTGGAAAGTGGTCCTGGCCCATTTATCAAGTATAAGGTCCCTCTCGCCTTCCGCCGGATCCGGGAGTTCGTAGTCCTCTGGCTTCTCCGGCATTCCCAGCGATGTCCAGAATACTTCCTTTTCTTCATCGGTGGAATCATCTACCAATTTAGGAATAGTGTTAGCAAGTTTTGCCTCTAATTCCGTTACTCGCGCAGATTTCCCATCAAGTTCTCTGGCTTTCCCCAACAGGTCAATATGAGCTCTTCCAAGATCATTTATTGTCTTGTAGGATTTAAATGCCTCATGATCTTTCAGGTCTGCGGAAAATTGTGCTCTAAACTTTCCACCCTCTTGTCCGGTCTCATCTCCGGTTTTTATCCCTTCGTCGATTCCTTCACCTTCTTCTACCATAAAATGTTTCCTCCTTTTATTTTTATTTGACTATAATCTCTGCACTCTCTTCCTTTGCTCCACTAATATGTTATCTTCATATAAACATCGAGACTTGCACCCTCCCCCGCATTCACTATTGGTCTAATCATTCCAACGTTCTCAAGCAATTGCTTAATTGCCTCAGCCGCAAATGTGAGCGCATCCCCCTGCGGGTTGTTCAACGTAGCCCAGGTTGGAGTTCCTACAACATCATTGTCTCCTTGTATCGTTAACGTTCGACCATTGAATATTCCCTTGACGTGGATCGATACATCAGCATATTTTGCAATTTTGTAAGGTTGCCCATCGTCCTCACCAGCTAACGACGCCCACTTAATAATTAGAAATTCATGTCCAACCACATATGTCGAGTAGTTTATGGTTCCCATTACCTTCTTCTCCTCCTAAAAATATTTAGAAAGGGGAATGCTTTACTTGCGACGAACAAAGGAGCAACAGCCAATAACCCCCACGAACAATAAAATGCTGCTCTCTCAACATCGCTTGCAGCCCCATAAAACCAATATCCGGTTAGGGGCAGGTAAT